CTTATGGAAACATGAGAAAAGAGACAGGTGAGTTTTGGGCGGGTTGGCAGACGCCGGACCCAGTTACTACTCCTTCTAAACCTACACTTGTCCTTACTGACAAAGGTGATGGGACGGGATTAGAAGCTGAATTGTCCGGGGAATATGATAGGGCAAATCACACTTTGTATTTGGGGCAGTCCGGAGATACCTTTGTATCCTATGGTTCTGAATGGGACAGTGATAACAAGATGAACATTGATATAGATAATGGAAAGTGGTTTGGTTATGTTTTATCTGAAAAGAAAAACCAGTCCATAGTTTCTGATATTGTTCAAATCACTGTGTCAGGAGGAGGTTCTGTTGCCGCTACTGACAACATCTCAGTTGCCAAACGGGCTATGAAACAGACGGCAGTGTATTGGGCCCCCGGTGCTCCAAATGACTTTGGAAAACCCACTTATGATGAGCCGGTAGAGATAGATTGTCGCTGGAGTGAAGCACAAGAGGAAATCATCTTGCCCAATGGGGACAGGGAAATGTCTCAAGCCAAGCTGATAGTGGATAGAGACTTGGTGACAAAGGGGGTCCTGATGTTAGGGACTTTGGATGATGTGGTTGATTCGGATAATCCTAAAAACAATTCCGGGGCTTGGGAAATTCTACTGTTTAGGAAAACTCCAAACTTCAAAGGCACCAAGTTCATTAGGAATGCTTACCTATGAAGACAGTTGAAGTCAGAGGAGTAATGGGTATTATGAAGGCCCTAAAAAGGGCACATGTCATTAATGGTGATAAGGTTGCTAGGGGGTTGAAGAAAGCTGGACTTTTCCTTCAGAGAGAATCGCAGAAGGTGGTGCCTGTGGACACTGGGGCACTAAAGAATTCAGCGGGGACCCGGGCGGATGGAAGCGGATGGGATACGGATGTGGTTGTCTTCTTTACACAAAGCTATGCTGTCTACGTCCATGAGAGAACAGGATTGCATCACAAGTCGGGTAAGATAGCCAAGTTTCTGGAAACACCGGCCCGGGTGAAGCGGGATGAGATATTGAGGGTGATGGTAGAGGAGGCTGGACGGTGAATCATTCTCCAGCATACATAGTGGCCCAGTATCTCATTGGGCAGACTTTGCTCAGCAATCCCGGCGACAGTGGGGATTGGCATGTGTTTGTAGGGAACCTCCCGGATGGGGACAATGTGGACCATGATGCGGTGGGTTGTATAGATACCTCTCCGGTGAAGGATGGACGGGTGATGATGTCAGGGGAAACAATCCTTCATTATGGCGTTCAACTGTTACTCCGGGCTTCTGATTACAACACGGGGTATTCCAAAGCTGAGACGTTGATGAGAAATTTAGAGACGATAACGGAGTTTAAGGTAGATATTGGTGGGGACACATATATAATATGGAATGTCAGCCCAGCTACTGGTGTAGTAGCCATTGGGCAGGATGATGGGTCAAAGCGGTGGGAAATGTTTAGTCTGAACTTTCTCGTCACGATTGAGGAGGTATGACATGGCAAGAATTGACGATGGCTTTGCAACACTGATTGAGTTCGCAGAGGACAGTGATGTTCAGATGTGGGAGAAGGAGGTAACCCCTCCTGGCGTGTCTGGAGGTGGTGAAAACGATACTTCCACAATGAGGAACACCACATGGCGCACCAAGTCCCCAAAGGGTTTGATGTCCTTATCAGAAGCTTCACTGGTGGTTGCTTACGACCCGGCTGTGTATAACGAAATCATTACCATGCTAAATGTTAACCAGCAAATCACCATCACCTTTGCAGATGGTAGCACACTGGTGTTTTGGGGATGGATTGATGAGTTCACTCCCGGTGCGGCAGCAGAAGGTTCACAGCCCACAGCCACGGTGAAAATCATCCCGTCCAATCAGAATGGTAGTGGTGTAGAAACTGCCCCACAGTATTCAGTGGCTCCCTAATCATAGTGATTAGGTGGTTGATACGGCTGGACATAGGACAAACCCTACATTGGGGAGGAGAATGATATGGCAGACGAGGTAATGCGTGTATCTCTCCGGCTCAAGGAAGTATCCATTGAGTTGGAAGGAGAAAAAGGAGAGGTCAAGAAGTGGAAACTCCGGGAACTCAACGGAACAGACCGCAACTCCTATCTCAATAAGATGTCGTCAAGGGTCAAGACAGGCAAGGATGGAAAGTCTGTAGGTATCAAATCCTTTGATGGCTTTCAGGCAGACCTCCTAAGCCTGTGCCTCTATGATGAGAATGGGGAATTGGTAAGTGCGGAGGATATTGAAGCCCTTCCTTCCAATGCTCAACAGAAACTTTTTGAGAAGGCACAGGAGATTTCCGGTCTGAATGTAGGCTCCGAGGAGATAGAAAAAAACGAGTAAAAGGTGAGGAGTTACTTTGGTATAGAGTAGCTTCCCATCTTGGCCGGACGGTACAAGAAGCACAGGCTACTCTGACCTCTACGGAGTTTTTGAAATGGATATGGTTCTTGGATTGGAAAGGCACCGAGGAGTTCAACCGGCAAGACTTTTACTTGGCCCAGATTGCAGCAGAGATAGAACGGGGGCAAGTAAGAAATCCGGCCTTGGTTACTATTCAGCGGAAAATCCTGAAGTTTTCCTCCAAAACACTACCCAAAGATTTGGAAGACAAAATTCAGGCATCAAAGAATTTCTGGGTGGGTATAACCCGAAACAAGAAGGTTCTATCATCCAATCAAAAACTCCCCGTCAAGAAAAGAAAACAAGGGAGGTAGTGTATGGCTTTTAGTATGGACCTTGGGAGCCTGTGGATACATCTCCGGGCGGACATCAGTAACTTCTCCAAAGCTATGTACAATGTTGAAACTACAATGAACAGGGTAGCTAATCGTATGACCCACATAGGGAAAAGTCTGATGCTCCGGGTCACTCTTCCATTGACGGTATTTGGAGTTGCCAGTGCCAGGGCATTTGGAAACTTTGATGATGCCATGACTCAATCTCTGGCCATTATGGGAGATATGTCAGATGAGATGAAAATCAAAATGGAAACGGTGGCCAAGGAGATTTCTGGGAGGTCCATAACCTCCACTCAACAACTTGCCAAGTCTTACTACTACTTGGCTTCTGCGGGTTACACTGCTGAGCAGGCAATAGGGGCACTCCCCGTGGTAGAAAGGTTTGCTGTAGCAGGTATGTTTGACATGTCCCAAGCCACCACCCTGTTGGCAGACGCCCAATCAGCTTTGGGTCTTACCTCTAAGGAAGCTAATCAGAATATGAAGAATATGACACGGGTGTCTGATGTTTTGTCTAAGGCAAACGCTTTGGCCAATGCTGAGGTGATACAGTTTAGTCAGGCTCTTACCAACAAGGCGGCGGCGGCTTTGAAGCTGTTGAACAAAGATATTGAGGAAGGTGTTGCTGTTTTGGCGGTCTTTGCTAATCAGGGAGTTAAGGGGGAAGAAGCTGGTGAACGTCTAAGCATTGTTCTCCGGGATTTGCAAAGGGCTTCCATCAAGAACGTTGATGTGTGGAAGAAGATGGGGCTGAGCATCTATGATACTCATGGGAAGATGTTACCCTTAGCAGACATTATGGGACAATTGGAGAAGAAGTTTGGGACAATGAGTGACCGGAGCAAGAAAGCGGCGGCTCAAATGTTGGGGTTCCAAGACCGTTCTTTCAGTTCTTTGCAAATGTTGATGGGAACCTCTGAACAAATAAGAGAATTTGAAAAGGCTCTGCGGGAGGCAGGAGGAATGACGGATGAGATAGCTAACAAACAATTGAAGTCATTCAATTCCCAGATGAGGATATTGTGGAATAATGTAGTGCTGGCTTCCATTGCTGTGGGAGATGTTCTGGCACCTTGGATTTCCAAGTTGTCTATCTATGTGAAAAAAGCAATAGACTGGTTTCGGGGCTTGAATGAAGAGAATAAGAAGTGGGTGGTGATAGCAGGGATTGCTGTTGTTTCCATTGGCCCTTTGGTTTTGGGCCTGGGGTATCTACTGAAGACAGTTTACGGGGTGACAAGAGCCTTTACTGTTTTGGGGATAGCAGGGACAGCTTGGATGGCCGCTACAGTTCTTGTAGCAGGGGCTGTGTGGTTAGTGGTGGATGCTTTCAGTGATGCTGATTTAGGCATCTTGAAGTTTGTAAATAGTCTACGGGTAGGAGGATATGAAGTAAAAACTTGGGCCCAAATGTTCTTCACAATGGTGTTTGAATACTGGAACAAAGCCGCTACTTACTTAACCTATGGGCTCAAGCTGTTGCAGGATATGTGGAAATCTACG